TCAAGCTCGCGTTTTCCGGCATTTAGTCAACCACCCTATACCGTTATCGTTATGCGTGACACGTCCAAAATAAACTTGCTTTGGATCGTTGCTGCGTTTAATAGCTCGACCCACGTCGACCCATTCAAGGAAATTCCCGCAAGCGTTATGCGATACAAAGGATTCATTTGTTTTAGAAAACAAACGATTTCGTCCGACGTTGCATCCTCGCCAATCAAGTAGGTAATGTTCTCGACTAGCTGCGCTTTCAGATAATCCGCGCCGATCGATCCTCCTGAAGGGACCGAAATAGTAAACCGAATATACAAAGGGACGTTTATCGGTCGGTCGAATTTCACCTGCACGGTGCGGCCGTTCGTGCGCGTTACCGTTTTCGTTATGGCTCCGTAAGTCCCGCAGCCGACTGACCGTTTTGCATAAATAGCGGCCGCGATTTCGTCTTCGTCTCCATTTTCTGCAACAACCCAAATTGAGTGAGCAGGAATACCGTAGGAGTCAACCGCGCCGGTTGTATTTTCCTCGACGTTGCAAGCGGAAACTCCGTCTAAGGCTGATATTGCCGATTCCAGGGAATCTGTATACCCCATAGAAGGACCGGCGATTGATTTCTCGCGCCTGATTCGCAAAGCTGCGTCCGATTCTTCATCGACTCCCTGAGTCGTTACTCCCGCAGTATTTCCAATCGCCGTCACGCCGGCGATTGCGGTCGCTGGTGTCGTTATCGTGTTGACTGCGACCAGTACCGCCCCGATATCTTTCGCTCGGAAAGAAAGAGAATGGGTTCCCTCGGCGATCGTCGTTGACGCGAGCAAAACAAACTGTGTTCCCGCGTCGTCCTTTACCGTGTAAACTCCCGATGGAATTTCAATCGAATCGGAAAGAGAATCTAGTCCGGTAAGCGTTACCGTTCTATCAACCGTTATATTTATCGGCGTGATAGTAAAGGTTGCGCCGCGGCGCTGAATCCCGTTGATCGCGACGCGCTGGTCAAGGATCGTTCCTTGGGCCTGCTCGGGATCAAAAGAGGAATGCACGTCACGAAGCACCTCGCGGAGGTCGATTCCTGCCTGGGCGACTAGGCCGATCAACTGACCGTCAGGGGAATCCGACTCGACCGATATGTCGTCGCCGTAAATACTTTTTAATCCGTCGGAAAGCTCCGTCGTCAATTCTGGGAGTGTTTTTAATGTTAGGCCATTCTGGTCAAGTATATCGCTCATTCTGTTAGCTCCAATTCATACCAAACGAAACCGAAATCGATTGTAACAGTATCCGTTTCCTGATTCACGAACTTGAAATAGAGCGGCCTGGAATTGTCCAATATTTTCGCGAAACCCGTCCCGGCCGATCCACCGCCCGCAGCCTGATTCGTTGTTTTTGATCCGGTACTATATTCACGTAATCCTGTAGCGGTTCCTGTTGGTGTTACGCCTGTTTTTACCGTAGTAAGAGCGACGTTTGATGAAAGCGCGTTCAGGTTATTCGGCGTCATTAAGACCGTTCCTCCCGTCGAGGAATCGGCCTCGTACGTGTCAATAAACACGTTCCCGCCATTTGATATCGCTTTGAACGGCAATGAAAAAATCATTTTTCCGACTGCCTTCGTAATGTCGAATTCAAGGTAAAGCGTTTGTCCGGAGGACAAGGATATGCGGCGCTGAACTTCAAAAGCCATTCCTCGAACGATATAGTCGTTCTCGTAATCGGTCGTCAAAACGGCGTCTTTTGAAAACGAGGACGCCGTCAAAAGGGCAACGTTCATTGCCGACTTTCCCGTTTCGTCTTTGACTTCCATCGTGTCTTTTTGGAGTTCGTCGAAAATCATACCGCCTCCTCGATGGTTACCAGTCCAAAAACGGTTCCTATCGTTGCCGTTATCGTCGCGCGCCGGTCCGCTGTCTCTAGTGTACTCGTATAGGACGAAATCCGCAAGACGCCCTCGGTTTGCAAAATGACTCTTTTTATGTCAATGTCGAGGTATTGCTTCATTCCTATATCAAGAAAATTTTGCCAGTCAACCCCGTCGTCCATTGCGAAAAAGCAGTCGTTTTTCCATGATTTTAGTCGGGTTGCAATATTCTGCTTCAATGCGTTTTTTTCGGTGACGTAAGATTGCAGTCCCCGACCGAATTGCCAATCGCCTAAAGAGTCGATAGCTCGAGTTTTCATCCGATTTTAACCTCCGAAGAACCGCCCGTTATTTTCCCGGTCAAGGAAGAGGGAACAGACGGAACAGAACCGGGCACGAGCGAATTTAATACCGAAGAAACCGTTACCACCCACGCCCAGAATGCCGCGGCCTCGACCGCCGTCGAGGCCACCGCGTCGCCTTTCCGGGCCGCTTCTTTTTCAGCTCCCGGTCCAGAAGTCCCAAGAATGCGCACAAAAGTCCCATCCATCGGCAGTGGGCTCGTCTTTGGGTTGATACCAACAATGGCAATCCCGTCCGAAAGATCATGTTTCCGGGTTGTCGCTGGGTCCGCCATGTTCGCCGTACTCCACCAAGTATCAATATCCCGGTCATTGAAAAGAACGATACAATAATCCCCGACGGCTATTGGCATATCGATATAGGATTTTCCTCCCTGCAGCACGAAATAGGGAACGTCAACCAAAAGAGGAATTGCCGCGCTCGTTCCGTCCTGTGCAGGCCTTCGTATCTGCAGCGTTACTTCGACGGTTTGCTCGGCCTTGGTTACTTTCTCGACTTTTCCAATTTGAATACAATGAAAGGTGGAAAAAATATCTGACTTTTGTGCGTCAAGGACCGCCCGCGTATCCGCAGGAAGTATTTGTTCTGCTTTCAATTTTCTTCCCCTTTAATCTCCAAAAGCGGCTCGCTTCCAATAAAAAGAGATACCGTCGTCGTCGCGTCTCCGGCTTCGGCCTGCGAGAAAACTGCCGAATGCTTTACCCCAAATATTTTATATTGTCCGTTATATTTCTCGACCATTGACCGGACCTCGGCAATCCGGCCTACTTTCAATTCTGGCGAAAAAATCCTTTCAACCTCGAGGTATCCGTCACGCCTTTTCGGCGTCGTTTTATTGTCCTCGGCCGAAAGAACAAAAATCTCCCCGGGCATGACTTCATTATCGGCCAAAACATAGAGTTTTTCCCCTGAAATAAACGCCTGTCCGTCGCTCATTTTTTGTATTTCGTCGTAAGGGTTTCCTATTACCACCCTACCGCGCGCGGGCGATGCTTTCTCTGCAGGGCTTCCAAGAACCCCCGATAAAAGCTGCGGCATACTTTTTACGCTGCGGGAAATCATGTCTTTAAGGTTCATGTCTTTTGTAAACGTTTCTGACATAAACCCGTTTTGCACCTGGTAGGCACCGTCATAGCATTCTAGTTTGGTAATCCATTCGGTACCCTGTTTGTAAGAATAACCCTCTTGGATATTCCCTCGAAAAATCTCGATCAAGGCGTTCCCATACCCTGCAAGGATAATAATTTGCCAATAGTCGACCGGCGTAAACTTGTCTTTTCCGAGTCGCGCGCGGGTGTTTGGCGCCAGGTTTGTAATCGTGACAGACGAATTTGAAAGGGAAGATCCTTTTACCGACTGTTCGACCTCGAGGGAGCAAGTGATCGGTGGCGCTATGGTTATCGCGTAGCCGTTTGGGGTGGTAATTCTTATTTCATAATTGCGTATGAATTTCACGGGACCGAATATCCTTCGATAATCATGTTTTCTACGTCAACGCATTCCGAATGCGAAAGAATATAGATCGAAACGCGGCCAGAAACGAAATCATTGATTAAAAACGGCTCGAGGTTATCAGAGACCGTTACCGTAAGACCAAAAGGTAGCGTATTGATGTTCCGTTTCAAAATGTTCATTCCGCGGACGACTTTTATCCCGTTGGCAATGAATCCCTCGTATTCAATATCCATATACCAGGATTGCGTCCGTGGAGAGAATCGCAGCGTGAAATAAACCGTTTTGCGTTTGTCGGGGTCGGGGATATTAAAACTTTGAAACGGCGAAGACCGAAGGCCTGTTATTTGTATCATTTCGGACGTAATACTCCCCCGGCGTCGGCCAAAGCCAAAGCCGTTGTGTTAAATTTTTTTCCATCTTTTCCCGCAACCTTCCCGAGTTCTTCTTTCTCTGCGTTTTGCGCCGCGATCGCTGATTTATAGTTTCCCTCGTCAAATGTTGTCGTTTCGACGTCGGTAAACCTCATTTCCTGCAGCGTGACAGAAAAATCGGTAAGGTCGTTGGACGATTCATCCTGTCGAGCGACTACTTGGGAAATTAAGAATCGCCGGTGAAAATTCCAAGGCGTTAAAACATATACCCTTTGGTGCGTCTTTTGTAATGCCGTTATCTCGAAATAGGCCTGCTGTTGCTTGGTTAATGTTGCTTCCTCTCCCTTGAAAAAATCGATTACGTTTGAAGCGCGTTTCGCGATTGCCGCAGCTTGGTTCGCGACGTAGGCCGCCTGCTGGGCAACCTGTGCGGCCTTTTGGGTATATCCTTGCGTAAATGGTCCTAGATATGCGTTGACCGTCGAAAGCCGAGACGCAGCTTCCGAAAGCGCCCCCTCGATTCCTTGCGGCTTTCGATAAACCAATTCGCCGACAAACCCGGTTAATGTTATTTCGTCGGGCTCGTTTATCGCGTGATCACTTATTACCGATCCGTTTTCAGTGTAGTGTTTTGATATACTCGTTTTTGACGTCAACGTTTCGCCGGTCGGGATATCGAAAACCCATCCCGAGATGCCTTTCCTTCCGGAAACCATAAGAATAGCCTGCGATTTTTCGTCCAGGTAATCCTTTGCCTCAGAAGAAAGATTGACGTCGTTTTGTTCTTTCTGCTTGATTAGTGAAAAACTCATTTTTCGGCCTTCCTCTTGGCGCTCATGTCAAAGGCCTTCTGTTGCTCGCGCCTGATATAATCGGAAACGGCTTGTCCTGTTGCCGTCGGGTCGGTCGCGCCCTGAACGGTAATTACCGCGCTGGTCGTTACGCTTGTTACGGCTCCGGACGATTGTTCGGCCGCGGCTGCAGCTTTATTTCCTGTCCAATCGGTATTTTTTACCTGTTCCCAAAGGTTTCCCCATTGCTCGCCGTATTCCTGAAAAAATCCTTTTTCTTTAATTCCCTTCATACTTGCGTTGAAATCTTCCATCGAAAGGCCTCGATTTATAATTTCAAGTGCGTGCGCGATTACGGTCAAAACGTCTCCGAAAAGTCCCCACTTGCGGGTCATTTCGTCGAGCTTGGTAAAGTCTCCGGAGAAAACCGAGCCGATAGCCGTTATGAGTAATTGAACTATCTCAAGTAAACCGTCAAAAACTTTTTTGAATTCCGGCATTCCTTTCAAAAATCTTCCAACCAAGCTATCCTCTCCGCGAGAATAGGCGGCGATATCTTCTAGTGCAATAAAAAGAAGTGCTATGGCGGCAACAGGAAGCATTATTGCAGAGTTTAATATAAAAAAAACTGCTGCCAAGCCCATCAAGACCGTTTTCCAACCAACTGTGCTTTTAATTGTTTTGTCTATAAGTCCAAGAACTCGCGTTATTGTTTGTATGATTTGTTGAATCCAACGCGCAAGACTGGCTCCGTTATTCCTGGTAAACTCTGCGATCTTGTCGGAAACCATTTTTATTGCCGGCGCCAAGGCTGTGACAAATTTAGCCGTCAAGAAATTTATCGCGTTTTTTACCGTCTCGACGGACGCTCTGGCCTTATTCATTGAATCAATGTTTTCCGAAGGTATAACGAAAGCATTTGAGGCCATTTCGTCGAATTGCTCGTTCGTGAGCTCGAGCGTCGCGACCAAGTCGTTTGAAATGCCAAACTGGCTCGCGATATTGCGCCGCATAGACTGCGAAAGTCCTTGGGTTTTTGTCCTGATTGCCTCGAGTACCTTAAAAGGGTCGGAACGCGAATCAATGCCGAGAAGCTGATATCCAGAAATATTTCCCTGCCCCAGTCGGATTTTTGCCTGATTCGAGGATATCGCCCGAATCGACGCCGCAACGGATTCTCCTGCCCCACTCGTCTGTTGGGCAACGGCCTTCCATTTTTGCATTTCCTCGACCGATTCTCCGGTGTCGTCGGCGAATCGTTTCATTGAAAGGGACTGCGCAAACTGCGCGTTGACGGCCCCGATGGCCGCAGAGAGAGAAAGCGTACCCGCGACCGCGCCGACGATTGCCCCCTTGATACCGTTTATTCCTTTCCCGAACGCTTCGGCGGGGCCAGTGTCGGCTTTCAATCCAATGTGCGCAAAAAGTTCAAGGATATTCATAATACCTCCCCGCGACCCCATTGTAACACAAAAAACCCGGCGCGGGTAGGAGTGGTTAGCACCCCGCGCCGAGCCGGGTTCGAAAACCCTTCTATTCTTTTTTGTTTATTTCATATTCGACGCTGTCATATTCGCTCAAAAAAACGTCATACGAAAGGACGTTTAAAACGTCGTCGACCGGCGCGCGTTTGACGGCTCCTGGGTCTCCGCCATAGTATCCCGCCTTCGCAATTCGCAAAGCAATAAGATCCACGTCGTCGACGTTTATTTCCGTGTCAGGCCTTTTCCGAGAATCGCACCGAGGTCCCCGAACGACGAAACGAGGCCTTTGATAAAAGGGCCGCAATTCGCCTTTATTACCTCGACCATTATCGGGTAATAGAGCTCGCGGTTCTCTGGTTTGTCAAAAAAGTCCGTATTGATCGGGTCGCGCGTCGATTCGACGTAGCATTTTTTTGCGCACGCCAAAGCTGCCGATTCTACTTCATCCGAGCAAACGGGCCCTAAAAGCAAATTTAGAATCGTCGTCGCGATCCCTCCGGCCCCGGAAAGATCAACCGATGAAACGTCGATATTTCCGGAGGCGTCTTTTTTGATAACGTCGGAGGACACCCCGGCAAGGTCGAGTTTTTGTCCCTTCAAAGATCTCCCTAAGGCTTTCTGCAGCGCAAGGGCGTCCCTGAATTCCGCGAGCTCGATATGAATTTCCACTCCTGAAATTTTCATATCTTACCCCAAGACCCGGTCGGCATTCGCAAAGACGATAACGTAAATAGAAATCGCCTGTTCGGTATCTCCCTCGACGTTTTCTTTTCCGCCCGGCAATTTCTGGATAACACCGCCAGAAAGGGTGTAAACCTCGTTCGTGATGTTTCCGGCGCCATCGCCCGAACGTTTGATAAACTCTCCCGAAATGAGGACAAAACCCGCGGGGTCGTTGATATATTCCTGCATCCTGGACGCAAGATACTTGTCGTCTCCGGACCCGCGAATTACGCGGACCGTGACGTTTACCTGCTTTCCCGAAGCATTGTAGGCATAAATCGCATTCCCGTTTTTTCCCTGCTTAAGCTCGACCAGGTTGTTCGGGGCTTCGATATTTACGACGTCCCCGGTGCCAAAATCGGTAAGCATTCGGGAATCAAGAATAGTCGTATCTTTTCCGGTAAGTGCTACGCTCATTTTTTTTCCTTTTGGTTAAGATAGGGACCCCATAAAAGGGTCCCTTTGTTTAGGCTTCGATCATTACCGAAACATCTGCCGAGTGAATTGCGCCGGCGTCTTTACAGGCGATATAAGTCGCGGGAGCCTTGCGGGCCGCTCTATCTGTCGCCGACTGCAGGGAAATCGGCAGAGAATAGATGTAATAACCAAAACCAGCGATATTTCGTATATGATCCTCGGGCTTTCCGAAGGTCGTCGAGGAATTCCATGGCCCGGGAGCGAAAATACCCGCCTGGACAAACTGCTGGCAAACCTTGCGATAGGCGCCCTTAAGGGCGTTCATTCCTTCCTCGGTCTGAGGGATCTTGGTGTTGGTCGTTGCAAGGAAATTGAACCCCGCGATCGTCAAGCGTAGCTTAAAGGCCAGGCGAGAATAAATCTGGTCAAAAAACTGGTTTGCCCCGGAGGTAAATACTTTCGGAACCCCAAAGTCGCCATAGAAATCGACACCGGCATTCTTGCAGTCGGTAAGGATCGTTTGCGTCATTCCCGGATCCGCAACCATTCCGACGACTTCCTTTCCGTGCATCGTATGAGCCGTATTAAATCCCGCAAAGTCGATCGAAAGGCCTCGACTCGCGTATCCGGCGGCGAAATCGAAAGCATCGTCCGCGCTCGTCGAGTAGTAAATGCAACGGGTATGAGTAAGCCCTGCGTCTAGGATTGTCGTGAAAATTCCCTTTATGTCGGCAACGGTCGGAGACCCAACGATCCAAAGTTTATCCATGGTTTGCACGGTCTTTGCCGTCTCAAGGAAAAGGGCGTCCGCGGGCTTGTCGGTCGAGATGATTCCGAAGAACGGGACGAGCGCCGATGCACGAAGGATCGCATCCTTAAGACGTTCGGTTCCTGTCGCAGCACCGGTAGCGGATCCCTCGAGCTTAAGCATGGGAGCAATATCGGTCGCGGCTGCGGATCCAACGGTAATGGCGGACGTTGCGCCCGCCGTGTCGGATTTCAGGGTAATGAGCGCCGCCGTTAGTTCGCCGGTCACTTCGATAATCGCCCCGGCAGTCTCAAGCGCGTAGGGATTTAGTGATGCCGTTGCTGCAAGAAGGCTCGAGGAATCGATCGCCCCTATTTCTATATCGGCATCCGCTCCGCCGTCAATCGCCAAACTTATCTTGTAGTCGGTTCCCGTCAGGGCCGTAAGGTCGACCGGTCCCGTGCCAAGAATAGTCGCTGCGGCTGCCGGGGCCGATGCTTTCCTGGGAATAATTACGAGGTATCCGCCCGCGCTCATAATGCTCGGGGATTGGCTGAAAACAGAAACGGCGATTCGATAGGCGTCGGAGTTCGATCCGAAGTCCTGGGCGACGCCATCGGGACCGGTATAAATCCCATAATCCCCATAATTAGAAGGGATCGGGACCTCGTCGGCGAAAAACGCGAGGGCGGAGGTGTTTACGTCCGCGAGCCCGCGCAAGGCCGCCAAAAGGGTGACCTGTACAAAATTTGAAATAGCAAGTTTCCCTGACATTATTTAGCCTCCGCATTGATTGTCGGGGCGGGAAATTTGTCGATCATTTCCGCCGCAACGGTTTTCCGTTCAATATTTGATATGATAACCGGTATTCGGTATCGGCGCAAGGCGGAGCTTCCCTCGATACTGGAAAGGTCAAGCGTCGGTCCCGCGACGTATATCGAGCAGTTGGCGTCCTCTGCCGCCCGGATAGCGATAGAAGAGCGCAAGGCCATGGGGATTTCATTCTTCCGGTCCGTCGATTCCTGCCCGAATCCGCATAATTCAACGGCAAACCGCTCGTGTGCGGACATGGACATGGTTTCGGTATTTAGGGAATAATCTTTTTTCGAGACGATTCCGACCATGCCCGCCATACCGTCGTAGTCGATCAGGATATAAGGGGTGCCGTCTTTCGGTGCGTCGTATTTCTCATTTTTCAGGATGATACGGGCGGGATTTATTCCGGTATAGGCCGCGAGGATGGTGCCGAGAAGTTGGCCGCAAGCTGTTATTGTCAAGGCACCGCCTCCCATATCGCGTATAGTGTAACCGCCGCCGAGCCCATCGTCAACGTGTCGCCGGGATCGTATCCCGTCCCTGTGCCATCCGCCGCCGTGTTCCACTCTACGAACGTCGATCCATCAAGAGTCATTCCGCAAGGCGCTATCACCGCTTCTCCCCCGGTCATGTACGCGAACTTCCCAGGAGGATTACCCCCTGTGTTCCCATTTCCCAAATAGGTCACGGGATACATGGTTTTCACGCCCGTGACGTTTTCCGTCGCGAGGTAGCGCCGGTATCCGGCTTCCGACCACGGTTGTATCGAATCTATCAGGTAAAAAATATCCCCGACCTTGATCTGGCAATCAACCGTGAGCGGGCGGGACGACGCCTTGACGAGCACGTCGAACCATTTCCACGCCCTCTGGTCTTCCGGGAGCCGTCGAACCTCTTCCGGCTTGAGCGGCGCGACCATTATATCCATGGTCACGATTTCCGCCGTTTGCCGGGTCAGGAAGTTTTCGACGGTCTTGGTTATAATCCACACCTCGCGGCGTTTCGTCCAGCCGCGAAAGGCGCCCTCTACGCGGGGTATACTCATCTATCCACCTCATACGTCACTGATTTTCTCAATGTCCCGTCGTCTATCAATGGCGCGTCGCTTCCCTTCCGCGCGACGGTCGAGTCCGCGTCCGGGGCCCACGTCCCGAATCCGCCCGTATCGAATGCTTCCTGTATTTTGGCCTGTCCCGCGATTCCGATATCCTCGAAAATAGCCTTAATGTCGCCCGCTTCGATATGCTCTCGCGCATGGCTCTCGGCATATTTCGCAATGTCGCCCTGTTTGGTTTCGAGCGGCATCCTGATAAACGAACGCTTTGGCGGACGATTCGGGACGGAAACGGACCCAAACTCATTGTGTGCCCCGTATTCCGCCACGCTTTGCCCGTCAGGAGTCTTCGCGTCCTTGAACACGCCGATATCGACGCTATGGTCTTCCTTCAGGCTCTTTATGAGCTTTTCCAGCCCGGAAAAGTCGCCCGTGATCTCGGATTGCCCGTCGCGGATATTAAAACTCACCAAAACGCCCGCGCGTAGAGAACGGCAACACCCACGGCAAGAGAGAGGGAGACAATAAAACCCACGCGATACGCCACAAGCTCTTTTTGTTTCTTGCGGAGTATCGCGGCCATTTCGTCCGTCCAATAGAGTTGGCCGGCCTCTCGGTAGCCCCTTCGGGCGGCTTTCGCCTGTTTTTTGTTCATCTGTCGCTCACGTCTTTTTTTATTGTTTCAATAACGCTGTTTTCTATCTTTGACAATTCAAATCTAGCCCGCGCAATGAAACCCAAAACCTGATTAGGTGACCCCGAAACGTCCATTTTCAGGCCGTCGGCACCGTCTTCTTTTGCTGTAATTTCAATTTTCAATATAGGACATTTCACGGCATTGTCCCCCCTTCAACCGAGAATACCGCGCCGTCAAGGTACGGTTTAGACAGAATAAGATATTTCTGCCCGTAGTACGTCGTCGCGTAAAAAGCGAATTCCCCTTGTTTCATCCAGTCGGGAATATCCACCGATTCGGAAACCCCGTCCGCGCTTCTC